TTCATCAAGCGTTCGCGTTTCTGTTCATCTGAAGTGAACACACTATCGGCGAAACTCCCTTCTGCTGCTTCTCTTCCTACAGCAATATTAAATCCACGTTTAAGAGTTCCACCGATACTAGAACCAAATCCTTTGGCGAGTTTCCCTATACCTTGTCTATTTTTTTCTATAGGTTCTTCTTCGGTGTTCATACCAACTGATCGACCAAGACGATTTAAAAATGTGTCTTTTTCACCAGTTAAAGTATACCCAGATGCCTTTACTACTTCCTCACGAGATTTTTCTTCCATGTCTTTGCCGAGTTTTTGCAAGATTGGATTATCAGAGTTTTGTAGATCCTTTGAGATACCAACAATCTTACCGATTGCCTTCTCAAACTCTTTCATGTTTTTAGTTTGTAACTTGGTGATCTCATCGATCATTGTTTTGATCAATTCTTTTTGATCATCATTTGTATCTTCGCGCATTTCTATTGCTGAAGACTCAAAGGTCTTCATGAAAGTCGAGATCATAGATTGTGTAGCAGTAGGATTTGCCTCTGCCATCGAACCTGGATTTACTGCAGCAGCAATCTTAGAAAGTTGACTTTCTTTACCACTACCTTTTTGTTGTGCAGTTCCAGACTGAGTAATGGTACGTCCTTGTCCGACTCCTGGACCAGCAGTTCCTTTATCATCTATTGGTCCAGTTTTTTCGTCTAATTCGTTCATTAGTCCTGATTCTCTGCTTTCTTTTTAAGATGCGCCATTAGCATCCCTATGTAAACTTCCCTCTCCCAAGGCATCATATTTTCTAATTCAGTCAAACTATATTTATGTTCATGCATTAAAATAAAGTTGATTTTGTAGAAATTCATCAAGTTATCATGAGAAAGGGTTATCCGAAAAAATTTTCGACACCATCCACAACTACAGTGTTTTCTGTTTCACATTTTGAACACGTATAATCAATATTATGAAAGATCTTTGGTGCAGTAACGAAGAATTCTACAATTTTCTCAAACTGTTCGTTTGTCAATCCCTCGATGAACTCAACTATTTCTTCAGTAGTTTGATCTTTTGCATCATGGATTTCATCTTGCGTGAAGACTTTGTCAATACATGACACAACTAAATCGAAAATCGGTAAGTCATCATCGACCAACGCTTCTGCGGTAGGATACTTCATGATAACACCAATGTCAGTAGTGATCATAATTTTATTCTTGTGCTCAGGAGATATTTGTAATTCAATATTGTCTAAGTCTAAGATTGTTGGAGTTTTGTGTCCACATTCACCACAAATTAAATTAAACTCGGATTCTTTGCCAATAGACTGTGAGCGCAATTTAATAAAGATGTTCTGTATGTCAAAGAATGGTAGTTTCTCTGAGTCAATCTTACCATCAGAGCAAGAATTAATGACTTGCTGCATTGCGCGAATCATATCTGCTCGTTGATTTGATTCTGCTGCCAGAATTAAAATCTTTTCCTCTTTTACGAGGAATGGTCTCATTGATACCTTTTGTTTTGTTGAATATACTTCAACGTCAAATGTCGGTACTGATATTGTAGGTAGCGCCATAATTTACTCCAATTATTTAAGTGTCTTCAAATTGTGGGATGTCATTTTCAACATCATTTATTAACTGATCAGCGTTAGCGTCGATATTATCATCGCCGATGATATCATCGTTGATGTAGTCAGATTCTGATTCTGAATCTGCGTTACCATCTACGCCAATGGATATCCATTTTGTATATGCAAACGTTACTGGCATTCGCAAAACTTCAGAATTGGTTGCAGAAATAGAAATAGGTGCCATCGAACGAGGAAATGCCTCTTGTATTCTCCATTCAGCAATGACTTCATCTTTATTATTTAATGAGACAAGTTCTATTTCTGAAAGATAATCATAAGGATAACTAACATATCTGGTGACAGGATTAATGATTGATGTCATCCAATCTTCAAAAAATCGTTTTGCTGCCCATGTTGTGTCAACTAGAAAGGTGAATGTTATGGCATCACCGCCAAAATCAATTACGTTTGCACGTTGCTCGTTTAAATTGTTTATTCTGAACGGTCTTGTTCCAACAAGAATTCCTGGGAACAATCCATCTTCAACCATTAATGAGATTTCTTTTGTATCACCACCTACGCCAAGAACTCCAGGAGTCGAAAACCTTACTTCGAATCTACTAGATCTTGCGAAGTCAGTCTCACGAACACGTGCGACAAAATCGGTAATATTATGACCTGCTGTTGCCATTAGAATTTGCTCCTAGAATCTCTGAATACCTGTTCCTTTGTGGCACCCACAAAGTTCTCGATCGGTAAGAATATTGCTGCTTGCCAATCTGCAGGATTAACCTTTAAGAACTGCGAATTGACATGACCAGATAGGTAATGTTTGATGCAAGGTTTAACCTCATTAGCATTCTTCAGGTTGTTCAACAGATTATATGACATGCGCATCTTGGTTGTTTCAGAATATGTCTTGGTTGTCTTGTAATCTAACAACTCACCAAGAACTTGTGCTCGTAGCAGGTAAGGTAAGTAATGTAAATTGATTCCATAGAACCCACCCTTTGCTGGACCGAATGGTAGCACTAATGGGAAGGTATCATAGAAAGGAAGTTCTTCCTTCAACTTTGGATCATAGAAATACATATACATCGAACCAATCTCGATATTGGTTTTTATTTCACCAATATCTGATTTCATTACGCTGTTCTGAGACAACCTCGCGCCCACGAGATTCTTCACATTTCGCATGTACCAATCCATGGACTTTTGTCCATCACCTGCTTGGGCGCGAAGTCTCTGAAACGGATTTGCCAATTACCTACCTTGTCCTCTGTATGCTTTATAGTTCGCACGTTTGCGTTTATTCATGGTCGAAAACTTTATCGAAGAAGCACTACCACCAATTGATGTCTTGCCCTTTTTCTGATTGGTAAAGGAAATCTTGTTATTTCCGCTACTTGCTTTTGCCATAGATATTCTCCTTCTTATTTATTACGGATTCCTAACTCGTTTTCGGTTAAGATGATAAATTTCCATCCTCTATCTTCACAAAACTCAGTAGCAAATTTCCACTTTGCTTGGTTTACACCCCATTGCATAACTTCCTGTAGAAACTTCTTTGTTTTTCTAGCAGGCACTTTGGGTTCTTTAGTAAACTTCTGCGGTTTTACCTCAACCAGATACTTCTTTGTAACACCACTTTTTTCTTGAACCTTGATATAAAAATCCACGAAATATCTATGTACTCGATTATCTAAAGGAGAGATATATGGTATGGGTAACTCTTCAGATCCCCATTCCAATATGTTGTCGTTATTATCACACCACTTCATGAACTTTAGTTCCCAACTGGAGCGGTAAACAATATTGTTTGGATTCCCAATGTATTTCTTTGGATCCTGTATTTTATACAGTCCTTTCAAAGATTCCTTACCATAACTCATATAAATATTCCAAACTCTATACTTAATAGGATATTTATTCTAGATGGCATTAACTCCTGCACCTGCCGCACCTACGCAAACTCCTGCCCCAGGAGCAACTGCACCTGCTGCACCCACAAAGGCACCTGAACCCAAAAAAGAAAGTAGGTTCAGCAGAGGAACTGCGCCTGTTAATTTTTTAGAAACACCGCTGGATAAAGACGGGCAACGACGTTATCCAATGGATGTCGGAAACTCTGCAGAGTATCCGCATTATGTTGTTTTCTATCCTCTCGTGCGCGAAGGAACGAAACGAGGCAAGGAATTATTGTCAAATGGTGGTGGTAGAATTTTTGATCAGACAGATCAGAACAGAGTCGATCCAGAAAATGGTGGAATAGCATCAGCAGCAGCAGGTGCGATAATTGGTGCTCCAATAGGCGCTGCTGTTGGTGCAGGTAATGCTGCTTCCCTTGGTGACTCGCTCCTCAAGAACGGCGGTACTGCTGTAAACAAAAATCCTAACGCCACAGGTGGTCCAGTATCAATTGGTGTAAAAATGGCAGCAGGTCTTGTGGGCGGAATTTTAGGGGCAGGGGCGGGTGCTGCGGCAGGTCTTGCTGCTAGTGCGATTGCAGGGGAACAACGTCTAGTAATCGGTAGCGATGAGATAGTTCTATATATTCCAGATAAACTGTCGACGGGATATAATGCCAACTATGAAACCGCAGATCTTGGTGCACTCATTGGTGGTCTCGCATCAGGTAAATCATCAGTGGGTGGTTTATTTACTGAGGGTTCGGAAACTGCTGACTATCTCATAAGAAAGGCAGGTCGTGTCGCCAATATCGCTGGTTTCGATCAGTTTACTAATGTACTACAGGCAACTTCCAAGAAAGTAGAAAACCCATACAAAGAACAATTATTTAGATCTATGGGATTCAGAAAGTTCTCGTTCGACTACAGATTTGCGCCAAGAACTCCTGCTGAAGCAGAGATGGTTTTCGGACGCCCAACTGGAACGAATGGTGAACCACATTCTGGTATACTTGAGTTGTTCACTTCACACATGCATCCAACAATGAGTCCTAATGGTTTGTTTCAAACATATCCATCAGAGTTTATGATAATCTATTATCATAATGGTGCTGAGAATACTTATGTAAGAAAAATATCGAACTGTGTGTTGACAGATATGACTATTGATTATGGCGCAGAAGGTTTTACCACATTCGAAAACGGATGTCCAACTGAAGCATTTATTAGATTACAATTCTCTGAGTTGGAAACTTTGACTACAGATAGAATTGAGAAGGGATACTAATATGCTGTTTTCCATGTTCCCGCGATTGTTAGTCAATACGATTACGCCCAATACCGCGACACTTGTAACTGACATATTTCGCAGAATCTCGCTGAATAAATTTAAGAGTAATGTTGTTCTATTGCAGACAATCACTGTTCCAGATGGTTATACAATCGAGCAAGTTTCCGATAAGTTTTATGGTAACCCAGACTATCATTGGGTGATCATGACGATAAATGAAATCGTTGATGCGCGAAGAGAATGGCCAATGGGTAATTCGGATTTACTTGCATATTGCAAAAAGAAATATGGCGAGACAGGAATTTATTTACCCCATCATTATAGAACATCTGATGCATTTAAAATAATCGTGGATTATGATGCAACTGATATTGCGAACGGTGATGTAGTTGTTGTTTCCAATTACGAATATGAAGAAGAACTAAATAATAGTAAACGAGAAATAAAGATGTTGGAACCAAAATATTTGGCGGAATTTGTGTCTTTATACTCGAATTTGATTAGTAGGTAATTAATAATGGCAGAACCCGCAACAGGGCAAGAAAAATCTAAACCTTCGCCAGCAATCAGTGACTCGATGACAAAACCAGGAGATGTAATTATTTCATCTCTGACTCTAAATGTTGTATCAACAGAAGAACCTCTGGATCTTAAACCATTCATGATGGAAATAAATCTGTATGAAGATATTTTTTCTCCTTCTTTACATGGTTCAGTAATCATTCGCGATTCGTTAAATCTTATCGGTAGATTGCCAATCATTGGTGATGAAGTTCTGACTATGGATATTCAAACACCATGGAAAGAGTTGGGTGGTTATACCAAAAGTGATCTAGGAACATTCGATCCTATCAACAAAATCCAAAAGTCATTTTCAGTTTATGCAGTTAAGAATCGTAAACTAAACAATGACAGAGAGCAATATTATGAGTTGTTATTTTGCTCTATAGAAGCATCTTCTGATAATGTTGTAAAAATATGTAAAAAATTCGAAGGTCCAACTGACGAAATTGTTGCTGAAATTTTCAAAGAAAATATAAAAGCAGAACGGTTTTTTAATCGTAAAAGTCAAGTTAGCACAGGATCAGACAATCCTGCAGCGCCTGAAACGGGCAGCGAATCATCATATGATATCACGGATGAAACGGCATATACCGA